TCAACAACAATATGGGAAAGAGATGGAGGCCCGAGCCGGAATCGAACCGGCGTGCACGGATTTGCAATCCGCTGGGAGGCACTCCGTTTTTTCTAAGACCCTGATATTACTGGTTCCAATCGCTCCCCTCGCTGAGAAATGGAGGGGGATTCCCCCACCTTCATTCCCCCACCTGTCGTCATGGAACGTCAGGGCCGAGGCGACCGCATCGGTCAAGGTTTGGTCATCAACGTGGGCATACCGCAAGGTTGTCTGGATGGCCTTGTGCCCCATGAGCTTCTGAAGGACACGAATGTTGACCCCAGCCTGCACCGCCCTTGTAGCGTAGGTATGTCTACAAGCGTGGAATGTGAAGGTGCTGTCATTAAGCAGCCTCATGTCCTTCCGGACCTTATCCCACTCGTGTCGCAGCTTGTGGTATTCTGGCAGTCCTCTCGTAACCAGAGGGGCCAAGGTCTGGTAAATCTCCTTCGTGATCGGAACCGATCTGACGGTGCGGTTCTTTGTCTTCCAAAGCCTGATCCACGCAGGCTCCACTTGCTCAGGGGTAAGCGTCAGTAGCTCCGAAGCTCTGAGTCCTGTGCGGATCGCAATGAACACCAAGGTCCCGTAAGGATGCGGAAGCCCTGCGATAAGGGCCTTCTCTTCCTCGTAGGTGATCCAGCGGATGCGCCCCTCGTCCTCGTCCCGCCAATCCATCTCTGGGACATCAGTTGTCTTCCATCCCCTTCGCTTACAGAAGGTGAGAAAGGCACTCATGCACGACAGGTATCGGTTGATGGTGGAGTCCTTGACGCCTCCCCCTTGAAGCTCCCTGACGACCTTATCCACCGCATTGGCATCAAAGTCGTCAATGGAGGTTTCGCCGCCGACAATCCACTCCAAGCGCTTCAGCTTCCTGAAGCTCTCGAACTCGGTTGCCTGTCCAGCCCAAAGGAGACCTCGGGCCTTACTTACTGCCTCACTGAGATGCAGGGCGGTTGCGATTTTTGGGGAGGGTGGAGAGGCCCTTTCCCTCTTGGGGACATGAAGGACCTCTCCGTTTTCTAGCTGGGACCGGAAGGAGTCCTCTAGGACTTTCGCTTCCTTCAGTGTGTCGGCTCGTCCTCTGAGCCTACGGTCCCCTCGCTGGACCTCTACTCGGTATCTTCCTGTTAGCTTACCCTGCTTTTTGTCCGGTGAGATTGTCATTTGCCCTCACAGAAGGTTGGTTCCGGTAGGCCGCAAGCTGCTTGATGATGGTGCGACCCAACGGAGACAAGGAATACTGGTTGCGGCGAAGCTCTTGAGGGTCTGCGGAGCGCAGGACCAATCCATATCCAGAATCTCCGGACCGGACTTTATCCGACAGGTCCAACAGGTATCGGCTTGCCGTGGCCTTCTTGATACCCGAGCGTTCTGTCAGTTCCGAAAGGCTGGCACCTTCATTCAGCGCGACCTGAAGGAACATATAGACGGCCCCAACGGGAAGGGTCGGAGCTAGGCCCCTAAGCTGCTTGAAGGTGTCGCAAATCGAACGAAGCATCTGACGGTCTACCAAACCATCCGTCTCTTGGTTCTGCATTGATAGTTCCTGTTCTAGCATCCCTTAGGGACCAGTTTTAAGTCGTGATGTGTGGACGCATATACCACTTTCACTTCCCATGGAAGAGAAAAAAACACAGATCATCTACCATTGCGGATTTAGTAGATGACCCGTGTTGAAGCAAAAAACGCTTATTTTCCTAGAGAACCGAAGCGATTAACAAGCGCCCGCATCCCAAAGGAAGCAGCAACAGAAACCAAAAAGCAGACTTTATACCATTCGGGAGCGGTTGCGATTGCAGAAAATCCGTCAGAAACAGACTGTCTCCCCCACGGACCTAGGAACGCTAGAATCAGCGGAACGGACAGCAGAAGCGTGAGGTATTCATCCTTCCACGAATGTTCCATTTGTCGGACGGCTGTGGAGTCCCAATCAATTTCGGCGTCCACCTGTTTGTTCAGTCGGGCCACCTCTGCCTGCGCTTGGGCCACCGCTATCTGCGTCTTGCCTTCAAGTTCAATCTCCTTGAGGCGCTGACGTTTCGCCAACGCTTCGCCCCCTAGGCCGAGGAGCGTCTTCAGGATTTCCCAGATCATTTGCGATACTCCTTCAGGAACTTGTAGATCAGGACGGCGGCTTGAAGCAGCGTGTAGATCACCGTGGTCACAAGGACCCAATCGTGCAGGGAGATGCCGATGAAGCTAATACCAGAGACGGCAATGGGAGGAGCCGCACGACCAGCAGCAGCCAGATATTCGCTGCCCGAGTTCGTGTCGATCATTCCGAAGTCTCCCAAGGGAGGGGCGGGTTGATGATCGCAGGGGCCTTCTGGTTGTCGATCTGGGTGTGAAGGGCCTCAAAGAGCTTATCGACTTCCTCAGGACCCAACGTCTCTTGGACCCAATTCACTACCTGTTGGAACGTGAGTTGGTCGAAGGGGATGAACGTGGCATCCTCCTTGAACTCTAGCTGGGTCGCACCATAGGCATAGCCAAGCAGTTCGCCTTCGTTGGCGTTAATATGCCAGTGGACGGTGCAGACCACGGCAGGACGGCCTTCAATCTCAGGGGCAACATCCAGTTGCGAGATGCCCCACTTGTGTTCAAAAGTCATTGTTTGCGTTCTAAATTTCTATTTAGGCCCTTACGAGGGCATATTGGTATCGGTGTAAGTGATGGTGCAGGGGGGCGTGGCAACACTATTCCCATCTGCGGTTACGGTGCAGACGAGGCTGTAGGTTACGGACGACCCTGAAGGGACGAAAATCTGGACGGTGCATGTATTGGTCCCTTGTCCGGACGAAACGCCTGCGCCTCCACCATCATCACCCCCGATGAAGATAAGGTCCCACTGGTAACTCACGGTCCCAGAGTTCCCTGTCACGGTGCAAGTGTTCCCCGAGAACACCCCGTTCCCTGCCTTATTCGACAAGGAACGAGAGTATGTCCCAAGGGAGGCGGACAATGCCGCCCACACCTTCTTCCATGTGCCAGATACGTTCGTGAAGATTCCCGTGGGCCGCTTCCATGTGCCCGCCACGTTGATCCAAGGGGTTGGGTTCTTCCAGACCCCGCCTACGTTGATGGCGATACTCATGCGTATTGGAACCACATATCGCCATCCGCGCCACCCGAAGGTGCTGCGGTGGAATGGGTGATTGCAGCGCTGGTTTTCCCATCGCCACGCCAAGGAACCAGAGCGCCCGCACCGGAACCAACAAAGATACCGCCCGTAGCCCGCATGGAGCCAGCGGTGTCTAGCTGGAACGAAGGGGCACTGGTCCCAATGCCTACCCGACCATCGTTGAGGATGCACAGGCGCTCTGAGGCTCCGAACAGCCAGCGAAGGGACCGGACGGAACTCCCCATATAAACAGCGTAGTCAGGTGAGCCTGCTTGGTCATTCAGGTTGTGGGACACATAGCTGTTGGCGGTGCCTCCGGTAAGCTGGAAACTGGCCGCAGCACCGGCTGCTGACGTAGCGTTATAGACACCAACCCGAGTGATAGCGTTCTGGTCATTGCGGAACATGCCGCGCCAAGCCGCCCCAAGGTCCCCACCCTGAGACCCGACATAGAAGTTACCACTGTTGTCCAAACGGATGCGTTCGTTCCCGCCAGTCCCTATTGCAAGCGCACCGCTGGGACCATCCAACATGGGAACGCCGCCGACACCCTTGAAGGACAGGTAGACCTGATTGGCAGCGGTCCCCACTCGGAACGTCAGGTTATTGGCAGAAGGCTGGTAAATCAGGTTATCATCGCTGAAGAGGTGCAACGCACCGCTAAAGGTAGACTCCCCGTTCACATGGAAAGTGGTGGCCGGTGTGGTGGTGCCAATACCGAAGTAGCCGTTGGGGGCGAACCGCGCCCTCTCGAACCCGCCGATCTGCACGAACACAGGGGACGAGGATGTCTGGTTCAGCACAAGGTTGCCTGCCCCCGTATTGAGGATGTTCAGGCTTCCATCGACCCCACCATCCCTGAGAATACGGGCCTCGAAGTCCGTCCCTGCTGCCGAGTGGAAGTCAATGTAGGAATTTCCGGATGCGGTGCGCAGGGCACCAAGTTCGATAGCCGTGTCACCCGTGGTAGCCCCCAGCCCCGTGAAGAGCGTCCCACCGAGGCCAACGTCACCATTGACCGTAAGGGCTTGGGAAGGCGTGGTGGTTCCAATGCCTACACCCGTAGCGTTTTCATAGACGTTGGAGCGGGCGAAAGCTGCGGTCCCATTGGCCTTATAGAAATAGTTGGCTGTGGGGTTTGCTACGCCAGTTCCGCCTCGGGAAGCCCCAATGACCGCAGATGCCAGCACGAAGTCGTTATCAGTTACCGCAGCGTTGAACTGCGCAGCCGTGCCCGTAATGAAGTTGTCCGCAAGGGTGATGGTCTTGTTGGTCAGAGTGACCACACCAGCAGCATCAATACCACCGCCCGGTCCGGTTGGACCCACAGGGCCGGTGGGACCCGCAGGACCAGCAGGGCCGGTGGCACCAGTAGCACCAGTCGGACCCGCAGGGCCGGTGGCACCGTTAGTCCCGTTGGTCCCCGCAGGACCTTGTGGACCTTGAGGACCAGCAGGACCTACAGGGCCGATGGGACCTTGCGGGCCTTGGGAGCCGGTAGGACCTTGGGGGCCGGTGATAGTCTGAATGAGGGGGGCGGTGGTTTCCGCAGAGTGGAACGAAGTGGGCGTGAGGATGAAATCCGTTGCCATATCAATAATCCGGAGAGTCTAAGGTGTAGGTAGGCTGGATGCTCATAGGACCGGAGAAGTCTTCCTGAATCTGCTGGTCACGAAGTTCGGTGACAGCGTTCGTGAAGCGGGACTCGAAACGGTCTTGGCGTTCATCCTCGAAGTGATCTGCGGCCATCGCAGCGGCCCCGTAGATAAGGGCATCAGCTGCGGCCTCTGACCACTGGTTGCGGTCAAGGTCATCCTTCAGGACAGGCTCGCACCCGTAATACTGAAGATACATGGTGGAATCGGTTGAAGGGAAGGGACGCATCCGGAGTTCATGGCCGGTCTGGACGAACACCGTGGGGACACCCGTGATCGCCTGACGCTTCAGGTATCGACCCATATCCACCCGCTCCAATTCGCCATCATCATGGAACAGGTTCATCAGTTCAAGGTAGTCCACAGGGAGGCGAACGACCCCATTGGATGTCGGGGGATTGAAGGTGACGAAGCGCTGCATAAAGCTGGTCCGAAGCAGTCGCTCAAGGCGAACTTGGGCCAAACGGACAAAGTTGGCTGCAAGCTCGTCTGTCATGTCGCTTCGGTTGATAAGGCTGCGAAGCTGCGCCTTGAGTGCTGCATAATTCATTGTTGGTTAGACCACGTTCTTACTGGTCGCCATCAGGCCATCCATATCGAGGCGTTGGAGCCGAAGGATGATGTCCTTGATGCTGATATTCTTGTCGAAGATGTTGAAGCCTTCAGCCATCCAGTTTTCGACTACTGCCGTGGGGATGGAGGCTACATGGTGATATTCACCCATGCGCGATTGGGTGCTTTCAAAGCGCTGGTCCGCAAGGTTACTCATGAAACGAGTGCCCAAGTCCTGCGTTCGCTTGAAGACAGCCTTATCGCCGTCGAATCTCAATTCGTTTTCGGCATCGCTGATTTGGAGGCCGTTCAGATTACTCATGTGTCAGTTCAGGGTATGAGAAAACAAAAGGCCCCACGCCACGAAGGACGCAGGGCCAGAGGTTAGAGTTGAGGGTGAGGATTACGTCAGGTTCGTAATCAGACCATCGCCAGCGTAGTTCTTATGCTTCAGGCCGAACTCACCCAGCATCATGTTGAGCGAGTTATCGCCGGTCTTCGCCAGCGGCTCACGGGTCCAGCTACGCAGGGTCACATCTTCCCACATATCGGGGTCAAGCAGCCATGCGTCCTGAGTGCGCTGGAAGCGGTTCAGGACCACCTTGTATTCGCCAAAGGGCGACACATACAGGTTGATGACGTTCACCATCTTGGTCGTGTCACCGAAGTCACGCATACGACCCGAAGCACCCGTGAAGCCCGCGAGGATAAGGCTATCCGCAGGCTTAATCATCAGGATGTTGGGTTCTGCACCCTGATTGTAGACGGCCTGACCAGTGGCCAGCAGGGCGGTTTCCGTCAGGGCCGCAGCGGTGCCGGTCGTGCCACCCAGAGGAGTCGCAGCGCCCGTGAAGTAGCGGTTGGTCGCCACAGTCACCTGACTTGCAGCGGAGGCGGTCAGACGGGCCGTGGTCGAGGAGTCACCAGCGGTTGCCGTCTGGGCCAGACCGACATAGGCGTATTCCTTGTCTCGCTTCAGTTCTTCCGCAGCCTTGGAAAGCTGGTAGGCCGTTTCCTTGGCGCGGCCATACTGGTCCACAGCGTCCTCGGTGCCCGAGACCTTCACGGTCTTTTCCATGATCTGCGTGTAGTTGCTGCGCAGGGTGGGCGGGGTCAGCGTGGCGTCAGCAGCCGTGAAGCCTTCAACCTTCGCGTTGGTCTGGACTGCACGGAGGCTGTCCTCCATCCACTGGAAGAAGCGGTTCTTGGTCGAGTTCTTGCCGATCAGGGTTTGAAACGGGGTCTTGGTCGGCGTGATGCGCGAGATGATGTCGCTCACATCTTCCTTGATGCCAACGGTGTCGTAGGTGGTGTAAGTAGCCATAATTCAGTTCAGTTCTTGGTATTCTGGGTAAAAGGAGATTTATTGGTTGATTTGGTTTTGGGGTTAGGCGTCACTGTCGGCCCAACGGGACAGGAATGCTTGGGCAGCATCGTCACGGCTTCCGGTCTTGGAGAGACGGGCGAGGCTTTCGGCCCCCTTGTCCTTGGGGCGGATAAGACCCTCAGAAGTCCCGCTTGCAGGCTTGACGACACGCTTGGGTGCGGAACGCTGCTTGGCCTTCTTGAGCTTGGCCTTCTCACGGGCCTCGCTGTAGCGCATGGCTTCATGGAGGACCTTCAGGGTCGGAGCGTCCACAATGCCATTCACGGCCTCACGGGTCATTCCCTGCGACAAGGCGAATTCACGCACCTTGTTGTAAAGCTCTTGGTTCCAACCTTGGATGTCACGCTCAAGCGTGGCGATAGTTTCAGCCGCTTGGGTCTGAAGCGCGGCCTGACGTTGGTTCTGGATTTGCGTTAGAACATCGTTCGTCTCGGCCTTCAGGAACTCAAGGTCCGAATGGGCCTCACGGGCCTCAGTGCGGAGGGCCGCAAACTCGTCAGGCGTGAGGCGCTGCTGGGCCACCATCCAGTCGATACCGGCATAGGGGGCAAAGCGGGCTTCGGCCTTTTCCAGCATTCGGTTACTGGCGACAACGAAGCGCTCACTGTCGAGTTCCGCAGCCTTACGGGCCGCAGCCACCTCTTGGGACTTTCGCGTCAGGGCCGCTTCTTGGCCAAACAGTCGCTTCAGTTCCTTGACGGTTACAGACTTGGTTTCACCGTCAACTGTGACAGTTACTTTGTGGTCGTCAGAGGCTTCAAGTTCGGGAGGAGACCCAGCATCTTCGTCGCTGTTGTCATCTTCTCCACCGTCCGTATCTTCCGAATCCTCGGGGCCGGACTCGCCCCCTTCATCACCGACATCATCTTCGATGTCCTGATCTTCGGAAAGGTCGCTCTCGTTATCTCCCTCTTCGGATGGCTTTTCAGCGTCCTCCCAGCGGCTCAAGAAAGCGTTGGCGGCTCCATCAATGGAGTCGTCATAGTTTTGTTCGACGCCCTCAGTGCGGGTAGTCATCGGTCAATGTCACCTTGAATAAAAATCGTGTCTTCCAGCATTGCTTCTTGCTGTTCTCTTTCGGCGTCTAAACGAGCCACAGCCTGTTCCTTTTGGTGAACTCGGGCATTTAGCTCGGCTTCGATAGCCTGAAGACCTCGATACAAATTGTATGCCGCATCGCGGCGTTCCGCTTGCTCTGGCTTGCTTTCGACAAAATCTGCGAAGCATTCCACGCCAAGAGACTGGATTACGGAAATGAAAGTTGGTTGTTGGAGGAGGTCAGCCGCAGCCAACCCCCTCTCGATTACTTCTTCGGTTGTGATGGTGTTTATCCGTTTGGCGAAATGATTGCCGTGGATTTGATGTTCGCCTCCGGTGCCCGCTGCTCTGCGGAGACCGCCAGAGCCATCTCGGTCTCTGCGACCATGATACGGTTGCGGGTCTCTGCCTGCTTCCGTTCTTCGTCCATCGCCTTGATCTGCATTTCCATCGTCCGGAACTTCTCGTCCATCTGGGCGCGATACTGGTCGAGCGCAGAGGCATCACGCACCTTCTGTTCGGCAAGGGTTTGCTTGCGTTCGTTGAGGGTGATTTCCTGCTGGCGAAGCTGAAGCTCAACCATGTGTGCCGGATCAGGCTGCGGTGGAGGGGTGGTCTGCGGGTTCTTCAGGAACAATGAGATGTCCCGATGACCCTTCGTCTCGAACACCGTCTTGTAGACGTTGTAGCGTTCGTTCGCAGAGTAAAGGTGAGCAACCGCTGGGTCCTGTGCCAGCATAGTGCCAAGCTCAAGATACTCCCGTGCGCGATTGTCTCGCTCACCGTAGCCGAGGCGGAAGTCGATCACTACATCACGTTGCGCTGCCCATTGGGAAGGCGTGATGGGGACCCAAGCCCCTGCGACATCCAC